TTATGAAAATATTTATATAAAAGGTCAACCAGAGGATGGCAGTGCTGGTGATTCTTCGATACTTATTATCGAAGCTGATATGTTTGATAATCCTTATATTGGAGAGGTTGAAGCTCAACTTATCCTTCAAGGTTTAACTAAAGAAGAATTAGCGGCTCGTAAGTCAGGTCGTTATGTTCAATTCGGTGGACTAATTTATGGGTCTTTTAACGAGAATTATCATACGGTCTCTGATTTTAAAGTCCCTGATAATTGGTCAGTTTATGCTTCTATGGATCATGGATTAAGAAATCCTACATCTTGGCATTGGCATACAGTTGATCCTATAGGACGATTTATTACTTTTGCTGAACATTATGAAGCTGAGCAGACAATTGATTATCATGCTATGAAATATCATCAAATGAGTGAGCGTCTTGGTAGAGAACCAATTTATAATATAGGTGATCCTAGTATTCGAGCTCGTGATAAGATTACAATGACTAGTGTTCAGCAAGAGTATATTAAACACGGTATCTATATTATTTTAGGCAATAATGATAAAATAGCTGGAATAAATAGGTTAAGAAGTTATCTAAAATTAGGTCCTGATAAGAAGCCTATGTGGCTTATTGATAGACGTTGTGAGAAACTAATCTGGGAAATTAAACGCTACCGTGGTAAAAAATATCTCCATAAAAAAGTAGCTGCTGAGCATAATCTTCCAGAGGAGCCTGTAGACAGAGATAATCATGCATTAGATGACGTCCGGTATTTTGTTATGAGTCGACCTGATATTCGTATTCTCGGGCCTAAAGAATCAGGCTTAGATAGAGCTGGTAATATACTTAGAATGCCTACATCAATACCCCCCTCCGGTCGAATTGCCCGGCCTACTTGGAAAGAAGAAATGCCTGATGAGATCAATTGGACAACAGAAGAGTTCCTAGGGAGTGAATGGTGAGCGAACCAGATTTTAGCTCAGACCGAAATGTCCCGGTTGACCCTGATACTAGGACTAGTCGTGATGATCAGGAAGAAGTTCCGTCGAGGCAGACGGAGATTAATGACGCTGGACATTTAGTTAATTCTGATACGGGTGAGAAAGTCTTCACTACTACTGAGGAAGCCTTAAAAGACGGCTCTCTCAAACTTGATTCTCAAGGACGTATGCCTGGCTTATATCTTGAGGATATTGAGCGTGTAGAGCGTGAAAATCTTAGTGAGCAGTTAGCCAAGATTAATAAGGAATCTGCTCACCAGCCGGAGGTTCTTAAGGATGTTAATATTCGCAATTCTCCTCTTCCTCCTGTTACTACCCAAACTAATCCTAATCCTTCTCAAACTCAAGTTGACGAAGTTAATCGAGAGGCAACAGTAACTCCCTAATATATTCCCCTGTGGGGCGCGAGCGAGCGAAGCGAGCGAGTAAGACATAAATAAAAACGCCTTCCTATTAAGTTTAATGAGGAGTAATAATGGTAATTGCTGTAGCTGATCCTAGTGCTCGAATTAGGACTCAACAATCTCCTCAGGCTTCTCCTGCTCGATGTGGAATATGTGGTAAGTCTCGGTGTGATGAGGGATTTGTTGATCCTCAGCTAGATTTTGAATTTTACGGTTCATTGATTTTTTGTTATGATTGTATTAAAGAGATGGCTAAAGTTTATCAGATGATTACTCAGGATGAGTATCAAGAATTAGCTTCCCGACTTGATCAGTCAATAGCTAATGGGCTAAAATTATCTGCTAAAATAAGTGAGATGGAGAAGATACTCGATGGTTTTTCAAGTAGCTGGCTCAGTCGCGATTCTAATCCTAGTAGTATTATCTCTGTTGATACTGAATCGATTTTTGCACCACCAAATGAAGAGTCTAAGCCAATCGAATCAGAATCTAATAGTACTCCTACGGATTCAAAACCAATCCTTACTACAGGAAAATCAACGATTGGTAAATCTGGTAGTTTCGACAGAACTATCGACCTTTAATAGTTTAGAAGTTCAACGAAAAACTTTTAATGGACCTTTGGAAGAAAACTCTCCTAGTGGTACTGATTTAGATGAATATAAACGGTGGATAGATAATGGTGGCAAGGGTGTAGGGGATATAATATATGACGACCCCGACGACCAGCTTGATGCAGCCGAATTTGAGCGGCTTAGATCAGGTGATGCCACTGATTGAGGATTTTGAAAAACAAAAATTTTTAGTGATGTGGCTTAATCAGACTTATCAAAATATGAAACAACAACGTTCTACTTATGAGCGTAAATGGTATATTAGTCTAGCTTTTTATCGTGGTCGGCAAAATATAGCTTTGATTAATACTCCAGCTTCTTCTTCAGGATTTCGGCTTCTAACTCCTCCTGCTCCTCCTTGGCGAGTTAGGATGGTTATTAATAAAATTCGTCCTATTATTCGTCGCGAAATAGCTAAAGTAGTTGCTCAGAAACCTACTTTTACTGTGGTACCGGCTACTAATGAAGATGAAGATTATTATGCAGCTAAGGCTGGAGAACAAATTTTAGAGGCTTGTCATAGTGATTATGGTATTAATAAAATTAATCGTTCTCGTGCTTGGTGGACTGCTATATGTGGTACAGGATTTTTAAAGTGCTATTGGGATGACCGTAAAAAAGTCTTAGGTCGTGGACAGATTAATCCTTATACTAACCAGCCAACTGATGTTATTGGTGATATATGTGTTCAAAATGTGATGCCTCTTCATATTTTTGTACCTGATTTAGTGGAACAAGATATAAATAATCAACCTTATGTATTTCACGTTTTTACTAAAAGTAAAAACTGGATCGAACAATACTATGGTACTCAAGTAGCTAGTAAGGCTAAAGTTAATGCTATTGATGGAGATATTTTAGAGGACTCTTTTTTTGATGCTTCTGGGCTTAAACAATCTACTGAGGAACAATATCTTTGTATAGAGGCTTGGATTAAGCCTGGTGGACATAAACTCTTTCCAAATGGAGGATTAGCCTTAGTTGTAGGCGATCAATTGATTAAGGTTTATGAGCAATATCCTTATTCTCATGGAGAATACCCCTTTATTAAATTTGATCACATCGCAAGTGGCCAATTTTATGGTCACTCTACAATTGAAGATTTAATTCCTCTTCAAAAAGAGTTAAATCGTACTCGTTCTCAGATAATTGAAGCTAAAAATTTAATGGCTAAGCCTAAACTTCTTTACCCTCGTGGTGGTATTGATCCTAATAAGATTACTTCTGAACCTGGACAAGCTATTCCTTATGAGCCTGGATTAGGCGCTCCTGTACCTCTCCCTATGCAAAATCTTCCTCCTTATGTTGCAGAAGAAGTAATGCGTATTAATCAAGATATGGATGATATATCAGGACAACATGAAATTAGTCGTGGTAATACTCCTTCACAAGTAACTGCTGCTACAGCTATCTCTTATTTACAGGAACAAGATGATACCCTTATTGCTGAAACTATTTCTAATGAAGAAGATGGAATGGCTAAATTAGGTAAACATATTTTAACATTCGTAGTTGATTATTGGAATGAAGATCGTTTAATTAAGGTTGCTGGCAAGGACGAGTCTTTTGATGCAGTATTCTTAAAGGGTAGTCATCTAAGAGGTAATACTGATGTACGAGTTGAGGCTGGTAGTGCATTACCTAGCTCTAAGGCTGCTAAACAAGCATTTTTAATGGATCTTTTTAAGATGGGTGTTTTTGCTCAAAATCCATCCGAATTTCTTAGAATTCTTGATCTTCGAGGTATTGATAAAGTTCTGGCTGATTATAAGGTTGATATCGGACAAGCTCAGCGTGAGAATATTAAACTAGCTGCTGGGGTACAAGTTAATATTAATGATTTTGATAATCATGAGCTTCATCTCGAATATCATGATCGTTATTCTAAAACTCAAGAATATGAAATGCTTTCAGATCAAATTAAGGCTATAATTATAAATCATAGAAAACAGCATCAGCAAGCAATCCAGGTTAATCAGATGTTTGCTGCTAGACAACAGCAATTAATGGGTAATCCTCAACCCTTACCTTCTAATGGTAATAATCCCTCTGTGGGGGCACCTCAAACAAGTTGATCTGGAGGTTTGAAAGTGGCTAATGCGCAGTTATCTGGTGGGGATGGGTTTATTGATAAACGGAAATCTACTGCTACTAATCGTAACAGTGCCCTTAATTTAGAAGCTACTCCATTAAATTATGTTGATATTACTAAACTTCGTGCTCGTTTAACTGCAATTGGTGCTCCTTATAATACTGGTGGTCGGTTAGATGCTATGACTTTAAATGATATGATTTATGCTCTCCGGACTGTTGATGATGCGGCAGGTATATAATGACTGTACCTCTTTCTATGGGACGTCGAGTTGGTGCTCCTAATTCAGCTTTAATGGGTGTGCTAGCTTCATTACTTTTAAATAAGCGATTACAACAATCAGGAAATGTTAGCCCTTCTCCTCCTAGGGGTTTAACTGGTGGAGTTGGAATGACCCCTCCTGCTTTAGGTACAAGATTTGGACCTCCAGGTGCGGGAATAAGAGTTCCTCCTGGCAGGCATTTAGGTTGGGGTAATCCTAATAATCCTCACTATACTCCTGGATTAACTGGACCTCCTGGATTAATTCGTTCGCCTATAGGAGGAGTTAATCGTCCTCCTTCTGGAAATCGGATGGCTCAGTTAGCTGCAATGCAATTATCAATGCCTCAACGTCGTTCTAGGCTTCCAATTCAACGTCCTTATTAAGAGGTAAAGATGACAGAGCCGCTTGATTTTGGTTTTGACACGTATTTGGGTCAAGTTCCTGAGACTCTACGTGATCAAGTTAAGCCAGTATTTGAAAATTATAGTAAAGCTTTACAAGAGCAAGTAAATGGACAAATGCAGACTTATGAGCCTTATAAGCCTATTGTTGAACAAGGTTGGGAGCCGGAAGCTTTAGTTACTGGCCTTAATCTTCTTCAAATGGTTAATGAGAATCCTCAGCGAGTTTATGAGGCTCTTCTTCAAGAATATCCTCAATTAGCTCAGCAACAAACTCCTCCTACTCCT